TAATGATACTACTGGTAATCCTAGAACATATAGTATTGAAGGAAGTAACTTTAGATTTCAACCTATACCTGGCACAGCAGTTACAGCACGATTAACTTTTTATAAAGCATTTGATGCTATAAGTGCTACGAATACAGCTAATCATATTCTAACTAATCATCCTGATGTTTACCTATATGGTGCATTATACTTTGCCTCTACATTTTTAAGAGGTATGGATCAAACATCTGTTGCACAATTTAAATCACAATATGAAGGTGCTATTAAACAAGTTGAAGATGCAGATGATTTAGATAAATATAATGGTACACCATTAATACAAAGATCAGGTATTAATATTAACAACTTTGATAACGTAAAATAATGCAATTACCTTTTGGAGAATGGCTACCTGATTTGCCAGAACATATGAACCCTGGCTCTACAGAAGCTAAGAATGTATTTCCTGCTGTAAATAGTTATAGACCATTTAAAAATATAACTGCTACTTCAAGTAATGCTACAACTGCTAGAGGACAAGGTGGTAGAGCTTTTAAATCTGATAGTGGTGTTGTATCTATATTTGCTGGTGATAAAACTAAACTATATAAACTAACATCTAATGCTTTTGTAGATGAAAGTGGTGGTACTACTTTTGCTACTGAAGATAATGGGTATTGGGATTTTATTAGATTTGGTGAAGTTGTTGTTGCATTCAATGGTGCTAATGCACCTCAAGCATGGACACTTGATAGTTCTAATGACTTTGCAGCACTTGCAGGATCACCTCCTACATTTAGACACGCTGCAGTTGTAGGTAATTTTGTTGTAACAGGATTTCAACCAACACTACAAAACAAAGTACAATGGTCTAGCTTTAACAGTCCTACATCTTGGACAGCAGGTGTAAATCAATCTGACTCTGAAACACTACCTGAAGGTGGAGTTATTACAGGAGTAACTGGTGGACAGTTTGGATTGATATTTCAAGAGTCTCGTATTACGAGAATGGATTATAGAGGTGGTAATGTTGTATTTTCTTTTAGAAGAATAGAAGATAACAGAGGAGCTGTACAAGGTAAGAATGTAATACAAGTTGGTAATCTTGTATACTTTTTATCTGAAGATGGATTTTATGTAACTGATGGTTCTAGTTCTAGACCTATTGGTGCAAACAAAGTAGATCGTTTCTTTAATGATGATTTAAAATTTCATTTAAGAGAACGAGTTAGAGCATCATACGATCATGTAAATAAATTAGTTATGTGGTCTTATCCTTCTGCTACTGGTTCTAATTCAAATACACAAAATGATAAAATATTAATTTATCATATAGCTAGTGAAAGATGGTCTATTGTAGAATTAGATCATGAATGTATGGTAGATATATTATCTCCTGGATTTACTCTAGAAGAACTAGATGATTTTCCTACTGCAGGTACTAATGATATAGATGCAATTACAATATCTTTAGATGATGCATTCTTTATTGGTGGCTATAGATCACTAGGTGTATTTAATACAGATCATAAGTTAGGATCATTTACTGGTGATAGTTTAGCAGCAGTAATAACAACAGCAGAAACAGAACTTGCTCCACAGAATAGATCTTTAGTAACTCATGTGAGACCTATTATAGATACTGATGATGCAACAGGTTCTTTAAGTTTTAGAAACAGAGTAGCTGATACTGTTTCAACAACAGCTAATACTGCTATGCACGCAACAGGAACAATACCATTTCATAAATCAGCACGATATTTTAAATTTAACTTACAAATACCTGCAGCTACTACATGGTCAGATGCACAAGGTATAGATATAGAAGCAATTAAAGAAGGATATAGATAATGGCACTCATAGGTAATCCAATGGACTTTGATAGAATTAGACAAAAGTATGAGTCTCTTGTCTATCCACAAGGTAGAACACAAGATACTAATTTTAACAGAGTAAGAGATTCTTATAGTAGTTTATTAAGTCAACCAGGAACAGATCCTCTTACTGGACAACCTACTAACATGGGTGTTCTTGCTGGACAAGGTTCACAAACTATTAATCAGGATGCTACACAAGCTGGAGAACAAGTACAGTTAAGATTTAATCCTGCTACTGGACAAACAGAAACTATTATCCCTGAATACATGGGTGGATTTAGATCAGACCAGCAAGACTTTTTACCAAATACTAGCCCATTTCAAACTATATATGATGTAAATGAAGGTAAGATAGATCCTGTTACTGGCGCACCTAAACCAGATCCTATTGTAACTGATCCTAATACTGGACAAACAACTTCATTATTAGCTACAGGTGGTGGCGAAGGTCGTAACAGAGATACAACTCAACCAGATAATTATAACTTTGTAGGTGGTTCTTTTGTTAATACTGATCGTTTAAATGAAGATGGTAGTATTGCATTTGGTATACATGGAATGTTACCAGGTATACTAGGCGCACCTGGCACAATAGCAAGAGCATTTACTTCACCTGCTAGACAACTTAATACATTAAAAAATATTTCTGCAATGAACATGAAGTTTGTTGGTGGTGATGATATTACAACATTTAAAGATAATAAACCAACTATGGCAGCAAATGATATAGCTAGATTAGCTAGAGATGTACAAGATCGTGCAGAAAGATCTGGTGATGTAGATACAGCAGTAGATGCTGCTAAACTTGCATCAGGATATACTGGATTAAGTAGAGATAAAGCTCAAGAAGCTATGGATGCTGCAGCTGCCGAAGCAGAAGAAGGCGGTATAGTTAATGCTGTAAAAGGTTTCTTTGATGGTTTATTTGGCGGTGGTGATGGCGGCTCTGGTGGTAGTGATAGTACTGGTACTGGTAGTGGTGTATCAGGAGCTGGTACAGATGGTACTGGTGGTCCAGATAGTAACTATGGCGGAGGCGGAGGCGGAGGCTATAGCGGTGGTGATGGAAGTGGTGGTGCTGGTGGTACTGGCGGATCTGGAGCTACTGGCGGAGGTTCTACTGGTAGCAGTGGAGGTTCTAGTGGAGGTGCTGGTGGTACTGGTGGTTCTGGTGCAACTAATGGCGGTTCTGGCGGAGGCGGTGGCGGCGGTGGCGGCGGCGGCGGCGGTGGATCTGGCGGCGGAGGCGGCTCTGGAGGAGGAGGAGCTGGAGGCTCTGGACCTGCAGGATGTTTCGTTGAAGGTACTGCTATTCAAATGGCTGATGGTTCTACAAAAGAAATTACAACAATCAAAGTTGGTGAAGAAACTAAAGGTGGTATTGTCCAAGCTAAAATGGAATTTATGCCACAAAACATTTACAATTATAAAGATGTATTAGTTTCTGGATCACATTGGGTTGTAGAAGATAATCAATTAATAGCTGTTGAAGATAGTAAACATGGAGTACTTACTGATAGAATAGAACCTGTATATACATTTAAAACTTCAGACAATAGAATATGGATTAATGATATTGAGTTTGGAGATTTTGAAACAGGTACTGATGAAGATTGGGAACCTCACTTTGAAATGGTTAGACAGAAACTTAACAAAGAGTTAAGAGATGGCAAGTAAACAAAACTTAGAATATGTTTATAACTATCCTGCTTATACTTTAGAAGGTGTATTACTGTCTCAGTATGAGTTTCAATTAATAACTGAAGATGTTGTAAATCAATTAGTACGATATCATAATGTAGAAAATCAGGAGGTAGCTGCATGGTTTCTTGCGTAAATTGCGAACATGAATGTCATTGTAGTAACAATGGAAAATGTGTATGTTGTGGTTGTTGTAACTGCGAACATCCTAATGCATTAGATGAGTTTTGGAAAAGACTAGATAAAGATAAAGAGTAATGGCACATACATATAAAAACTCTAAAATAGACTTAACCACTACTGATGCTACAGCTTTGATAACAGTTGCTGAAGGATCAACAATAATTATTAAATCAATAATTGTTTGTGAAGATAGCAACAATGATGATAGTGTATCATTAACAATAGTAAATGGTAGTGATACGTTTCAATTTTTAAAAGATGCTTTTGTTGGAGCTAAGTCTACTATACAAGGTATGGGTGGACATAACGCTACATTAGTATTAACTGAATCGGATATATTAAAAGCACAAGCAGCAACTGCTAATAGACTTCATGTCATTACCAGTTACTTAGAAATTACATGACAGAACCTGTACTTATACCTACAAAAAATATTGAAGAAGTTGAACCATTTGTTTTAGATTCTATAGATAAAGCATTAAAATATTCTGGTGGACATTATAATTTAGATGATGTTCGCAAAGATTTACATGAAGGTAAATCACAACTTTGGATTCTTTGGAATAAAGATAAGCAAGAACAATATCAAGGTTGTATTGTATCTAAGATTATTGAAAGGCCAAATACAAGATCTTTAAATCTTTTTATTGTTACAGGCAAAGATCGTAAACAATGGCAAGATAAAATTAAAGTAATAGAAGATTGGGCAAAGATAGAAGGTTGTACCCATTTAGAAACATATGCTCGACCAGGATGGTCTCGCATACTTAAAAAACATAATTATAAAATAACACACTATTTGTTAGAAAGAAAGTTGGAGGACTAATATATGTCATTCGGAGGAGACGATCCAGTAATTACAGGTATAACAGGCGGTATCTATGGAGAAGCAGAACCATATATATCAGATATCTTAAAAGAATCTGCACGATTATACGCTAGTGATGTAGGTAAAAACTACTATCCTGGATCTACTGTAATACCATTTGCACCTGAAACTCAAGCAGGTTTAGATATGGCTAAAGCTCAAGGGTTACAAATGAGTGGACCAAGTAGTTTATATGGTACTGCCGAATCTACATTAGGTGGATTTGCTACAGGTATTATGCCTGATGCTTATGCTAATAGAGGTCTTGGTGCAGGTATGGGTCTTGCTGGAGGTATGGGTTCATCTTATACAGGAAGATCTGGATTAGGATTAGGTGATTCTTATACAGGTAGAGATGCTTATTCTGAATTAACAAATCAAGCAGATTACTTATCAGGAGTAAGACAAGGTATTAGTGCTGATGTAATGACAGATATTCAAAATCAATTTGGTGCGCAAGGTAGAACAGGAACAAGTCCTATGGCACAACAAGCTGCTGCTAGAGGATTTACACAAGCATATGCACCGATAGCTCAAAGTGCTGCAGAAGCAGAACGAGCTAGAGAACTATCATCAAGAGAAGCTGATATAGGTAGAATGCAACAAGCTAGAACTGGAGCATTAGGTAGAACTCAACAAGCCTTACAAGCTGACATTGCTAGACAACAACAAGGTCAAGAGTCAGCATTACAAAGAATGTATGGAGGTACTGAAGCACAACTAGGTAGACAGTATGGTGCATCTCAAGCAGATATCGCAAGACAACAGCAAGCTAGAGAATCTGGTTTAGGAAGAATGTTTGATGCAGCAGGAGCTTTACCTGGACTACAAGATACTATGGATGCAAGACGACTTGCAGGTATACAAGGTATCATGGGAGTAGGTGGAGCTTATGAAGATCTTGCTGGTAGAAACTTACAAGATAGATTAAACAGATATCAATTTGAACAACAATCACCTTACACAAGACTAGCTAACTTTATTAGTCCTATTACAAGTATTGCTAGAATGGGAGATCCTTCATATCAATACGCACAACAACCAAGTCCTTTAACAAGTGCTTATGGTGGTGCGCAAGCAGGATATAACATAGGTAATATGTTTGGCATGGGTCCAATAGGTGCAGGTATAGGTGGATTATTAGGAGGATTTTTCTAATGGTATTATTAAATAAAGATTATATGAAGAACCCTTTTGTTGCTAGTCCTACACCAACACAAGAACAATTTAATCAACGTATGACAGAATCTTTTACTAGACCAAAAGATCCTAATACTATGTATCTTAGTCCTAAGTTTGAAGATTCAACTCAAACTATTATGACTGACTATGGACCAAGAGAAGTAACAGGTAAACAACTTACAGGAGTTACACAATCAGGTGCAGAAATTGCTGCAAATGAAAAAGTATCTAGAGCAAAACAAGATGCTCTTAAAGAATCAGGTGAACCTGTACCAAAAGGTAAACCAGCTATAGATTTACCAAATGTAAACGATCCTAAGTTAACCTTTGGTCAAAAACTAAATGCAGGTTTAGATAAGATATTTAATATGCAGGAGAATAATCCTGAAGCATATAGAAAAGTTATGTCTGGTTTAGATATTTATTTAAGAGGACAACGAGGTGATGATCTTGCTACTGCAATACTAGGTAACTCTAAGTTTAATGCAGAACAAGCATCAGCATTAGTACAATCTTCTATTAAAGCTAATGAACTTAAATCATCAGAAATGAAAGTATTAAAAGCTGAAAAAGATTTAACAACTCCAGATAAAGTAGAAAAAGGCGAATTAGAAATAGCTAAAAATATTATTAAAAAAGATGTTAATAAAGATGATTTAGAAGCTGTTGCTAACTTTATTGCTAGTAGAGCTAAGACAATACAACTTAATACTGGTGTTGGATTTAGTGAAGCAATTACTATTGCATATCAACTTGCACAACAAGAAGGTGGTGGACTTAAAAATATAGCATCTTTATATGGTAAAGAATTTACTATTGATCCTAAAGGAATTAGTAATGTTTCAGAAGCTGATCATGTAAAAGCAAATGATGAAGCTAAAGCAGCAGGGCAAGATGCATATACAATAGGCGGTAAAACATATAAAGTTCAGTAATGGCTAAATTTGTACCTATTGAAGTTGAATCTAGCTTTACACCTATTGAAAAATTTGAACCAATAGAAATAGAGTCTGGCTTTACTCCACAGCCAATAGAAGAAAAAGGATTCTTTAATACATTAAGAAATCCAATAGATCTTATGTATAATGAATCTATTATACGACAAGGATATAATTATCTTACTGGTGATACACAAGAAGTACAAGCTAAGAGAGCTAAAGATTTTATTGAAGCTAATCCTGCTTTAATGAATACACCTGAATATAAAAATGCAGAAGCTAAACTAGAACGCTATGGTTATCTATTAGAAGAAAATCAAATACCATTTACATTTGCTGCATTACAAGAAGCAGTAAGAACTAACCCAGGACAAATGGCTGGTGAGTTTGTAAATGCATTTATGGCAGATCCATATCTTATATTTACTCCATACTTACTAGGTGGTAATGCTCTAACTAAACTATACCAATCAAATAAAATACTAGGTAAAGTACCTAGGATAGCTAGAGGAGCTGCAATAGGAACTGCTGCAGTACCAGAAGCTGCATTGTATTCTGTTATACAACAAGCAGGAGAAGGTGGAGAGTTTGATGCTAATCGTATGGCAGTAGAAACTGCTATAGGTGGAGCTGGTGGTT